GAAGCAGCACGTTGAAGTTGCTGAGACATTAGCATCAGATGAAACTAACATCCTGACTAGGAAGAGTAATTTCCTTTTCTGGAGGTTGTGTAATAATATCAGGATCGGCATAGAAGAATCTAGTTTTAGAACGTCCTGCAGCATCACTAACAGTTACATAATTATCTTTTGATGTATCAATAGATGGTTTCTCAAATAAAGATAACCCACCTAAAAATGTTGAGAGATCATAGATAGACATCTGTGAATCAAACTGTTCCTCAACATCAGCATAGGCAAGAATATTTTTATTGATACTTAATGTACTTAACCTATTGCCAGGTTTAATAACAAGAGACTTGTTGATAGAACAAAAGTTCTTTAGAATTTCAATAGTGGGTTTGGTAATCATAATCATTTGTCGTAATCTACAGTAAAGGCAGAAGGAGTTCCTGCATTAGTTTGATTTGCTTTTTCGCGTTTGTCGTTGAAGTGTAGGAGGAGTAGACCATAGTGAACAATCTTTAGAATGTCCTTTCTTGCTGTCCCTTTCCTATCATAACGTGATGCATACTTTAGAACATTACTTCTACAGAATGCTTCAGCATCACCAACAGAGTCAATGAGGTCAAGAGTCTGTACATTTCCTACAGAATAATGACCTCGGTATGTATTAGCAATGTATTCGGAAATCTCTTTTAGATATCCATCCTCATTGTATTTCCTCATAATGAAGGGTTATTATTCCCCTTCATTATACTCTGTTTCTTCCCCTGCGTCAACTTTAGTATAAAGATCAAGGAATGATTGCTTAGTGTCATCATCGAAACGGTTAACACAATGAGTGATAGCAGTCAATCTGTTGTTGAAGATGTTGAATGCTTGAACAATGTGAACAAGTCTACGTGTTGTAATCACTTCATCAACACCACCATCAAAGAATGTCTTACGGATGATACTTGCCCACTTGACTAGGTTGTCTGCGAACTCTTTATCACATCCTTGATTTGCTAGAATCTTATTCTCAATAGATGCAGATGGATACTCTTGCTCAAAAGTGATAGGGAATCTCTCAAGGAATGCTTCGTTAAGAACATTAGTTCCTATGAATCTACCATCGTCAGAACCTTTTCCTTTTGTATTAGCGGTGGCTATAATCGTGAAACCTGCAGCAGGTTTTACAAATCTTCCAATTTTCTTAAGGAATACACCCTTACCTTCAAGGATAGATTGTAAACATAGAATCTTGTTAGATGCTAGGTCGATCTCGTCTAGGAGAAGTACTGCACCTCTTTCGAGTGCTTCAATAACAGGACCGTTATGCCATACAGTTGACCCATCATTAAGACGGAAACCACCGATAAGATCATCTTCATCTGTCTCGATAGTAATGTTGACTCTGATCAACTCACGTCCTAGAGCAGCACATGCTTGCTCAACAGAGAAAGTCTTTCCGTTACCAGATAGACCAGTGATGAACGCAGGATAGAACATCTTAGACTGTATAATCTTCTTGAGACTATTGTAGTTACCGAAAGGAACATAGGTGTTGTCCTTATCAGGAATGTAAGATGTCTCAACAGCAGGTTGTGCAGAAGGTGCAACAAATGCCTTATGAATCTCTTGTGCAGTAAGATTCCAACGACCACGACCTAGTTTCTGGAACTGTGGAAGTTTGTTCATTCTCTTGGTGACACTTTGAATCTGAACATTGTATTTTGTAGCGAATGCTTTTACTTGTTCTGTGTCTATGTCTCCTGCTTGAAAGAAGTTAAGGAGATCGTCTTTAGTAAAGATTGGTTGGAAAGTCATGATGTAATCGGAATCATTTATTTATACATTTATTATAATAGTAAACGATACCATTTGCAAGCCACGTGGTACACTAATTAAACTGTCCACTCTCTTTTAAGCTGTCTGATATCACTTACTCCATACATCGCTTTACAACGTTGTTCAGCATCTTCTCTTAAATTTGATTCGGTTGTAAATTCTACTTTAGTTAATCTATTAGATTGTAATAGAATGTAGGCAGACCATTTGGTAGTTTTCATAAAAATGTGCTTGCTTGAACTTTTTTGTTAGGATCTCCGAACACTAAATATTACAGGAGGTAAAGACAAATGTTACAAATTAATTGGAAGATACCAGATGTTCCAGAATACGATCCAGAAATTCATAATCCAGAGAAGGTCTTTGCCCTGCTGTGTTATCGTGGAGTTCACTATGCAAAATGGGTTTACATAGATGTAATCTTCAATAAGAACTGGAATCTATTTAATCCTAGGAAGGTCAAATAGTACATTATCTATGTAATTATTTGCCCAAGTTTCATCAAATAAATTTACAAGAATGGCACGTGTTTTGTCATTCTTTTTTTGTTGTTTACAATAATGAATCTGGTCATCATATCTTAGCATAGTCATGATCCAGTTGTCATCCTTTTCAGCAGAATCTACTAGATCACAATATGTTTTTAAGTAGTTTACTACAAGAACATAGAAGTTTGATATGTCTTTGTCATTACTTAAACGCATAAACTTAGCATAAGGAGAAAATACATCATCACCCCATGCAGGTATATGTCTCTTCTCACTAAAGTCAAAAGCATTACTAATATCTCTAATCTTATCCCACTCTTCAAATCCTTTTACTGGTGATACGTCAACAATAGCAGCACTAACAATCTTATCGTTAGCAACTATATCACATCCAAAGATAGGTAAATTATAATTAGGGTCTGGAAAAAATACACAGTGTAATATCTTTAATCCTTTTAGTTCTGCTAGTTCTAAATGTATCTTCCTAAGTTTAGGTGTCTTGTACATTGTATTTCTAATGACAAGATCTTCCCTTTTAACTTCTGGCATAGGACACTCTAATGGTTCTACACCCTCAAAGTCCTGCATACAGTATGCTAATAGAACTGCTATGTCCTGATTAATATTATGCATAACTGAAAAAGAACTCCTTGATTAGTTTATCTGATTCTTCTTTACCAAAGGCACTACCTAGATATCCTGAGATAGGGTCAAGTCTTATCATATACTTATCAAAATCATTATAGCAACTAGTATCCTCTCCTGTGGGTTGTGCTTCATCTAACATACTTTTATATACCGATAGATATTTTTTAAAGTCAGGAAGATAATCATCTACCTCAGACATAGTGCAATACCTAACAAATATATTTTCAGAGAAATGATTACCAGGTTCAAAGAATCTATATGTTCCTTCTGCTTTTGGTAACTCAGGTACAGACATTAGATATTTTTCTACAGGATGTTGAAAGTCAAATACTATGATGACTTTCTTTTCAAAGAACCCCATGAGATCCATACCAAAACAGGGAAGGTTATGTCCTGTCTTAGGATAGATTACATTGTTATGAATGTTTAGTTTGTCATCCCATATATCAACATGCCTAGACTTAATAAAATGTTTACCAGAATACAAGTCAGCAGTGAGGTTTACTCCCCTGTCATTGATCCAGTGAACATGTTGTTTTTCAAATGTCAAATCAGGAAACGTTTCAAAAACCGCTTCCTGATAATTTTTCCAGAGACTCATGCTATTTGATTGATGAATGCGTTGAGGATTGTCTTGTTAGTCATCTTAGAACCCATGTGCTTTTTGAATGCACGTTGTAGTTCTGCCTTAGTAGCAACCTCACTCTTTTGCTTGACTTCGATATCCTGAGTTCCTTCTCCGTTACCTCTGTCAGGCATAAAGAATGCTTCAGTAAATCCACAGTCATTCTTGATAGATGCCCATCTTTCTTTTCTCCATTGCTTATCTAGTTTCTCATAGTCTGCCATAGCGTACTGTCTGAACATACGATTTGCATCACCTTTGTTGCATAAACGAATACCTACCCAGTTGTAATCAGTAATTTCTCTAAGGAAACCTACGATACCTGATGTAGTAGCACTTGAGCAAGTATCTATTTTCTTAGTGTAACCAGTTGTTCTATCACGTAAGAAGTAAACTTTACCATAAGTAGTTGCTAGACTCTTTGCATACCACTGACCTTCGTTGTGCTCATAAGTTGACTTAGCAGTGAAGTTCATTGGTTGTGCTTCGCCATCAGTTAGACAGATAACATTTACTTTAGATACTTTCTCTTCTCTCTTTAGTCTGTCAACAATTTGACGTGAAGCATATAGTGCTTCTGCTAATGGAGTTCCACCTAAACTATACTCATGACAATATCCTAACTGTGAGTTATGGAAACTTTGGCACTGTAGGAAGAGATACTTCATTGACTCTTCAAGATCTCTAGTGCGTTGTCTAGAAGATAAGAACTCTAGTAAATCTACATCATCACCAATCGCTAACTGATTTTCTTTTGGTGTCATGCATGGATGAGTATGATCATTACCATGATAGTAGTAACCTCTACCACCTTTGAAACCACTAGCAAATCCGTATACTCTGAATGGAATGTTTACTTTTTTGCAGAACCAAACTAGATTGTATACTTGCTTAAGTGTATCAAGGATAGTCCAAGACATAGAACCAGACCAGTCAAGATACATTACAAGACCATGATTCTTACCATCTGGAACAACAGTGATTTTCTTAAAGATATCATCTGTTAACTTGTACTTGTGAAGTGCATTTGTATTGATAACACCTGTCTTAGAAGTTGCCTGTCTCTTGTAGTTCTCTGCAGACTTCTTCATTTCAAACTGTTTTACAAGATAGTTTACAGTTTTAGATGCTGACTTTTTGAAATCAAGATACTTTTTGATTCCATAGTTAAGTTGCTCCATATACCAGTTATATTCGTCGCTTGAAGACATTGCTCTACCGTTGAAGTGATAGTATAGTGTCTCTGTAATTTGCTTAGAAGGTATGATGAATTTGTCTAAGTCGATCTTTGGTAAGTCTAAGTAAACCCACTCTTTAGCATCCTCATCAATTAATGAATCTAATGCTTCTATAAATGCTGCATCTGTTTTTGCTTCTGTCTCAACAGTACCTGTATCTCCACCCATAGTAGAAGGTAGTGGTGCATCTTGCTCATCTTCATCTCCCTCATCTTCTGGATTAGAGTCTGACTGAGCAGGTTTCTTAGAGTCAATTCTCTGCTCTTCACCTTGATTGTCTGATTGAGATGGAGTCAATTCAAAGTCATCTAGATCAAAGTCCATGTCATTTCCTTCGTTAGGTAATGATGCAAGTTTCTCTAGATCTTTCTCTTCCATCAAACCATATAGTTCGATTGCTAGTTCTACAACTTCATCAAAAGTTTTTGTTGCACCTGCACGTTCTACATATACTCTCTCTTCATCAGTGAACTCCATGTCATAGCAACCTTTGTAGAATAGATTGATACGATCAATAAAAGCAATCTCATTTACATCTTCGTTAGCAACACCAAAGAAGTCATCCTTCCATAACTCTGCATATCCATTGAAGAAAGTTTTCTTAAGACCTGGATATGCTGCTCTCATCAACTTCTCGATTCTTACATCCTCTAGAACATTAAGGAATGACTTGTTAACATTCTCTGGTCTTTCGTTAGGTGTGTATAATGCATGTCCTACCTCATGACCTACTAGAAGATCGTATACTGTGTTAGAAGCATTCTTCCAGATAGGAAGACATAGTAGACGCTTCTCTGTATCGAAGTATGCTGTGCTTACCTTACGATGCTCTACTGTAAGGTTTTCTGTTGCTAGTAGTCTAGCGAGTGTTCCTTTGACTTCTTGATTGATGTTCATTGCTGTTCCTTAGATGTCTTTATTATAGCGGAACTGTCAACAGGTGCGACCACTTGTGTGCCACTTTTCTGATTGGCATTCCAATGTCGTATCACCCCTGATACAATAAAACAATTAGTAATGAGATAACAAGCACAGATAACAGATCGAACAACGACCACAGCATTATCATATTCCTTCGTTGTTTCATCATTAAAAGATCCTAATGAGTACTTCCATATTTTCCAAACTTTAAGCATCATCCACCATTTTACTAAAATCATTTATCTTTTCAAAGGATAAAGTTCGTTTGAATTTATCCATAAGAATTTCACCTTTATGTGATATCACAAATAAATTTGTGTCAGCACCTAGTTTTAAAAGTATACTGATTAGATCATTTGTTGCAGCAGCATCAAGAGAACTATCAAATACTTCATCAAGAATCAACAGATTAGTTGCTGCTGAGTTCTTCATACGTGCTACCTCTCTCCAAGTAAAGAGAAGTGCTAAGTCAATCTTTTGTTTCTCACCTTCTGAGAATGATGAGTAACTAAACTCATCTCTAAACCTACTCTTAATAACTTCATTAAACTCTTCATCAAGAGTAAAGTTAAAGTAGGTATCCATACTGTGCAGATATTTATTAATCAATGTATTGAATACAGGCACATACTTTCTAATAATTTTTGCTTTGATACCAGAGTCTCTCAGTAAATTAGCAACGACTTTGAACTCATCTAGTTCTTCTGATACCTTACCACACTTGTCTCTGACATCTTCTAGATCTGATTCAAGAGACTTTAGTATATGATTCTCCTTATCAATGTTAGGAGTATCATGTGCTAACTTATCTAATTCCTTTTCAATAGTAAGTACATCTTTTTCTAAACGAATAATGTCTCTATCATAAGATGATACCTGACTACGAAGTTGATATACCTCTTCAGATATAGTTTCTAGTTCCTGTATAGTTTCTACAAGAGTAGAAATCTGTTCTTTAAATTCGTTTGTTTTCTTTGTAAGAGATACACCATCCTTTGTTAGAATATCTACCTTATCCTTTTTAAAATCTGGATTGATAACCTGAGTACATGTAGGGCATGTATCATTGTTCTTAAAGAATTTTGTTTCTTTAGTGACTCTCCTTAGTTCTGATTTGATATCAGATTCAGTAGACCTTAACTCTTGTAGTGATTTCTTATGACTATCAAAGTCTTTTAATACGTCCTTTGATGTTTCTAATT